GCTTCGAACGTTGGATGTGCTTTATACGTTCCTTTATAATCAACAACAAATGTTGTCCCGTCATCTGCAGTTGGCGCAACCTCGTACTCTTCTACGGAATATTTAAATGGATCTGAGCAATAGAACTCAATTTCTGCAGTTACCGCATTTCTGCCATGCGGCACATCGCCGGCATTTACCTTTGTTCCGACATAATACTTATCCGGTTCATCCAGGAAGATCAGCTTCGCTTCTGCCACATCCAGCAGCGAATTCAATTTGTTATAAGCATTCCGGAATTCCGCATTACTCTTAGCGATCAGCTGATACCCGACAGTGATCGTTCTCGGCTTATATCGTTTTCTTCGATATCTGGATCCATCCATAATCTCCGTATCCAAATCTGTAATTTCTGTTTCGATCATCTCCCGGCCGGACACATATAGTGTCCGATATCCGGGGATTACATTTTCAAAATAGACTCCGTTAAAATTGAGAGCTTCGGAGGGCAGTATCTGCTCTTCCTGTCTCTCTGTAGTGTCTACAAATTTATACATATCTGCCCTCCTTATCTCATGCCTTTCTTTCGAAGATCTCTTTTCTGCTGCTGTTCAATTTCTTCTTTGGTGTATTTCGCTGTTGCCTTCGCCACCTGCCTGCCGTCTACTTCAACAGGGACGTAAATGGTATAGGTTTCGTTTCTGGTGTAGTCATAATCATCATTCAGATCTTCGATGCCGATTCTTAATCCAGCTCCAATTTCCGGAACAGGAACTAAATCCGGAATGTCTACCAGTTTCCATGCTGCCTTTTTCGCATCTGTGACCCTATCAGAAATTCCATTTACCCATCCTTCACCGAAATAGCCGCCCAGTTTATGAGTAACCTTGGACGGACTTCCAATCTTAGCTTTTGCTACAATTGCCGCCTCTGCTGCAGCTGCCAACTGCGCTGCGACAGATCTTACACGTCCGACCTGACTTGCCATACCATTTGCAAGACCAGCGCCTATATACACACCACAGCTGTATGAACCAGATCCGGCTGATCGCATTGCCACTACCGTGGATGCAGACATGGATCTTGCTGTGGATACTGCCCGGTTCATTCCATTGCGGACTCCGTTATTGAAGTTGTTTCCAACAGCATTCCCGGAGCTTTTTGCCTTTCCTTCTGCATTTGTAAATTGACTGATCAGCGCATTGATAGCAGATTTTGCCTTACTTCCCAACGCATCCAGTCCGGAATTTACCACATTTACACTGGCTCGCATACTCGTGAGCGAGCTTTGAGCGCTTTTGGCATTACCGGCTATGGATTTCATGCTTGAATTGACAGACTTTAATGCTACCACCATTGCAAGGGTGCCAACTGCGCCACCTGCCATAGCTGCTCCAAACGCAACCACTACAACAGCCGATGTTCCCATTCCGGCCGCAAGACCTAATGATAATGCTGTTAAGGCTGTCAGTGCTCCTACTGTTGCTAAAGCTCCGGATGATACGGCAGGGAATGCAGCTCCCATCAACAGAAGTCCTGCCCCAGCTACTGTAAGACCGGCACCAAGGGCCAGTGTGCCTGCTGCCAGAAGCAACACACCCGCTGCCGCTATCAGGACAGCTGCGCCAACTAATACAAGTCCTGCACCTACCACTACAAGTCCGGCACCAAGAACAATGCATCCTGCTCCGGCTACTGCAGCCCCAGCGCCAAATACGATCATGCCTGCTCCGAGAGTTGCGATGCAAGCCGCTCCCTGAATTCCATATTGCACAATGGTCGGAAGCACACCTGCTACTATGGCAAGCCCAACACTTGCCAGCAGTGCTCCGGTTGAAACCAGTAATATAGCTACACCAAAGGCAACGAGACCTACTGCTCCGGCTGTCAATGCCGGTCCTAGTGCTGCTGCGCCAAGGGCAAGTCCGGCAATTGCCGCAACCATACCAACCATACAGCCTATAGCAAGCGGTCCCGCATTCGCCAGATTAACAGCCGCCAGTGATAATACAGCAATCCCCGCTGCTGCAATCAGGACAGCTGCACCAAAGGCAATGAATCCTGTTGCTCCGGCCGTCATAGCCGGCGCCACATTTTTGGCAACGACCATTAATCCTGCCACTGCTCCTGTCATGCCGATCAGTACTCCTGCTGCCAGTGGTCCAGCTTGTGCGATTTGCACGGCTGAATATGCCAAAAGGGAAAACCCTGCCGCTATCAATGCTACTCCCGCTCCGATCGCTACAAATGCTTTTGCTGATTCTAGGATAGTTCCTGATGATTCTTTACTTGCAGTGCCTACCGCTTTTTCGCCCGCTGCTACGCCAAATAACTTACCTGCCAGTGTCGCTATTCCTTTTCCTGT